CCTTTTGTTCTTGTGTTTTGGTGTGGCCTTTGAGCCAGTACATCTTCATCAGACGCCTTCCTCCACTGCCATTGCTTGCTGTTCTTCCTGAACCAGAGCAAGTTCTTGTTGGAACTTCTGTGCATCTGCCTGTTCAGAGATAGCAACATTCTCTTGGAACAAATCTTCCTCTCCAAGTTCATGTGCCATTAGACGGGCAAACTCTTTACCTGACAAGTGAATAGACACTGTTGGGTCACCAGCCTTGATCTGCCACAACTGTTGCAGCTGCTGGACCCTACGAGCTCTCTCAGCGAAGTGACGTGCACCCATAGGCTCAATTGAACCCTTGCCGATAATGTCCTCTTTAGTGATACGTTGGAAGACCTGTGCTCCGCTGTCTTCATCGACAACCTCAATCATGTCTTCAGTATCAAGCAGACGTGCAGCCATAGCCAACATATCATTCAGCTGTACTTCAATGAACATGCGCTCATAGTGAGCAGTCTTGTGTTCAAAGATACGACCAGCACTGTTCTGCAGGGACTGCACTTCAAAAGCTGTCTTCTCGCCGGGGGTACGAATACCCATAGCTTGCTTAGGTGCACCTGCCAGCTCTTCCATTAGCTGCTGTAGCTGATTGATCTGCATGTCAGCCTGTAGGGCAGTAGCATCTGGCTGAAGGTAACCAATGTCACCCTCTTCACCTAGGTAGATACGTGCTCCCGGCTCAAAGTCGAAGTCCTCAACGTCACCCTTGATCTTCAGGACAGGATACACGATCTGGTCGAACACGTCAGCCTTAAGGTTCTCAAGGTGATCAATACGGTACTGGAGGCCGATAAGGTTATCCAGTGGACCCATTGCAATAAGGTTGTCAGGACGTTCACGCCAGCCTACGTGGTGGATAGGAGCTCTACCGTGCCACGATGGGTTCTCTTCGTTACCTACAACATACGCACGGTCAATGATCGTGATCTTACGGTCAGTCATGAACTCACCGTTTTCCTTGTTGTACATATCACCGTAGAACGTCAGCACCTCAACGTAGTCGCTGTTGTAGTACTGCTGGATGTTAGAGAAGCCGTCAGCTGTGAAGCCTTCGCCCTTCTCATAGTGTGCGTCTGTAGAGCGTACGTGCGCCCGTGCAGACATTGTTCTCTCAAATGCTTCCTTGAACAGGAGGTTGCCGTTGTGGTCAGCTTCCCTCTTCAGTTCACCAAGGGTCTTAAGTGACCGGACGATCTTTGGGCTGTCAATGAAGGTTGTGGCAGCAGGGTTAAACATGATGTCATAAGGGCTGATACGGCAGAGCATAGGGCCCTTGTACCGCTGGTGTACTTCACCATTCTCCATGACGCTGTAGTCGTCTACCCACTTGATCATTGAGAAAGCATTGCCATACAGGATGTAGTCTCTCAGCAGTTCATGGTGCGTCTGTACGAACTTGGACTGCTTGATCTTGGTACTCATGTATCCCTTGATACGCTTGGTCTTATACTGCTTAGCATCTTCCATGCTGGAGGCTGACCAACGTACCCAGTTAGCCTGAGGGAACAGGGTTGCTGTATAGTTTGCATGTAAGTTGTCAGCAATCTGTGTCAGCTTAGGTGTAGTGGTTGTGTTAGACCAAGGCAAGATAGCATTAGCTGTGCTTGTGGTGTCCGTAGCATATACGTAGTTACGGATTTCCTTAGTCTGGTCAGTCCAGTTCTGACGTAGCATACGCCACTCTGTCCACTGGTTGCCAATCTCTACCGCCAGCTGGTCTGGGGACAGAAGGTGCTCTACATCAATTGTCGTTGTCATTATCTGCTCCCTGCGCGGAATTTCGAGTTAGCCCACACAATGTTTGATTTCCGTTCGCGTCCTAAGGACCTTGTTGGTCTGACTGCCATATCAACAGCTGAAGCCAGTGCATCCTTCACGTCATCGTGAGGCGGGTTACGCATACTCAACTCATCTTCCAGATACTGAGTATTGCCACCGCGATAATGCCACATCTGAAGATTGTCATACCTAGGCTCCAAGATCGAACTGATGCGCTCTTCTTTGTTGCCCTGTTGTTTGTTAGGTCGATACTCTTCAATAGCAAGAGATAGCCCATGTGTCTTAACCTGTTCTTTGAGTTGTTTCACAATAGCCATCTGGGCTACAGTTACCTCAGCCCTCATCTTACGAAAGAACCACTTGGTGTGCGCATCGAAGATATGCTCAAAGTAGTCTGATATCCTGTCCGTACGGAACCTGTCGATATCTATGACGTACACATTGTTCTCAGCATCTACACCGATCGTCACCAGAGCCGTATAGTCAGCCTTGGTACTCAGCGAGAAAGCAAAGTCGATGGCAGCATATACGTTCAACCTGTTACCCTTGTAGTACCAGTAGGAGCCTTCGAGAACCAGATGCTTCCTATCGAAGTACTGGATTTTGTCGCGGCTTACAGGTACGTTGTCGGGGTCAGACGGGTCATTGTAGTACTGGGCCCTGAACTGTGCTCTGTCGAGATACTTACCTTTCTTCTTAGCCAGCGTTGGGATATCAAACCCAAACCACTTGCCATCCTTACGTTGCTGTCGTGGCCACAGGAACTGACCAGTGCCATCCCCCATGTCCTCAACAGGACGCTCAAAGACTTCGTAGATAGGCTCTTCGCCCAGCTGGTTACCTTCTTTATCAAAAAGTATTTCACGCATCTCCATGAGACTGTTGTACAGGTCTTTCGAATGGTAGCGTGTACCAACGACCCACTCTTGTGCGTCAGCCCCTTCAATGGATGCCAACAGTGAATACTGGGAGGCTACCTTGTTACGACCTTCTTGTGTCAGGGCGTTCTCTGCTACAACAATATCATCGAGGACAGCAATATCACAATGAAGCCCAGTGAGGCTAGTTGTAAGGCCTCCGGTGAAAACAGCAGGTTCACGAATGTTCTCCTTCTTACGCAGAGGGTGGTCAAGCCCGATCTCTGTGTTTGTCCACTTGGTCCGTTTGCCTTCTTCAACATGAAGGTGCTCAGGCCAGTAGCGTTTGAATATAGGGCTGTCGATCAATCCCTTGATGAACCCTAGCTGCTTCTCTGCCAAGTTGGCTGTGGCTGAAATGTACAGCACACGGAGCGTAGGGTCCTTTGCTAGGGCCTGTGCAACCCTGTAGGCTACCAGACGTGACTTACCGTGGTCCCGTGGGAACAGGAGCAACTGGAAGGCCTTAGCGTCTTCACGGCTCCACCATTCAAGTGCTTCCCTGTGGCAGTCGCCCAGTACCTGCGTTGGGGCCACTAGAGAGATAAAGAACTCCAGATCGTTTTCAGCCCGTATTCTTATCTCTTCTATTGAGTCCATTTGATTTCTTTCTCTTGTAGAAGAACCAACCAAAGGCAATAACACCTGCGCCCATGACAACACCCATGAGAGGGTTTGACTGCGCTACGCACTTAGCTAACTCAATGTCAGCTTCAATACGTCCTGTAGCTAATTCGTACGCTAGGTCATGTACCTTACAACAATGTGCCCAATCTCCTTCGGGCCAAAGGGTGCAATAGTCAGTCAAGAAGCCCCTCCTCTCGCGCTCTCGCGAACAATGGGCCTCTAGTTTCTTTCCACCACTTGAGCCGGCCCTTACCACCTGTCGCTAGTATCTGACGATCTGTAGCGGCAAGCCATTGCTCAGGTGTAGCAGATGCACAACCAATGGTTAGACGTCCCGCTTCAAACTTCACGTTCAAACTGGGGTCTGTTTCATGGTCGATAATGATCATAACTCAGAAGCCTCCATCCATAACTCATCCACCTCAAACTGTGTGTATGAGGTCTGCTCTACTAGGAACTGTACGAGTGGTGAGTTCCTCGAGAACTCCTGTCCATGTTCAAACTCAGAGGTAAGTATAATCTTAGCCTTGGTCTCCTCCGGTGTAGTCTCAGGAAGATCCGCAAGGATTGTTATGGCGAGGTCGTAGATACCTGCGTACTTGAGTGCTGCGATCATCTGCCACCGACTGAGGCGACGGGCACTGGCAACGTAATCAGGGTCAGCAATCACGTCCCAAGCACTGTGCCAGACACCATCAATCTGAACAGGGTCAGCACGAACCAACATCTCAGAGTGAGTGATTGTCGGTCTGTCTACTTCGTGGACGATATGGAAGTCGTAGTCATTCAAGACACTCTCTGGAATATCGAGGATGTTGCGACGGAAGGACACGGTTGGGTTCTTGGCTCTAAGATCAGCCAGACCCACTGGGTATTCAAACTGCCCCTCTTCGGGGGTGTAAATATATTGCATAGTTTTTCCTTATCTCAGTGTAACAAACAACTGGCTTTCCCTATCACCACCCGGAAGAAGGTTCATTGAGACATTAGTGTCTCCCGTGTTCGGGTAGTACCCAGAAGAGTGGTAGCTGTTACCACTGCCCTGAAGAACTTGACTACTTGCACCTATAGTCCAACCACTTGCAGGTTTCTCATCTGGAGGACTAGAACTGTTTGTTGTAAGTGAGGCAAAAGTTATAGCCCCCGTCGAACCTGATTGTCCTATTGACTGACCAACATCAACGATCGTTTGGACTTCGTTGATAGCGGTAGTGCTTTGCAAACCAGTCAATACAAAGAGACTGTAACCACCTGACTGCCAATTTCCACCAGCGCCATCAATAAGGATAGTGCCTGTTGAGGAACCAGTACACGGGACCAATGCCATATATGAAAGTATGGCATCCCTATCCTTACCTGTACTGTCGTAAGTAGGACGCCAATGGACATCGTGTATCTGTCCATCAATAGTGACATCCACCACATAACGATCATTGTTACCTGCTCTGCCTCCGCATGTGATTAGCCAATAGTCACTGGTTGTATTCGTACCAAGGCTGGCACTGGAGAATGTATAGTCTTCAGCGTCAGAGGATGACCCGTTGGAGCCAACGTAAGTGACCCCAAGAGGTGGGAGGGAGCCTCCCCCTCCAATCAACTTGGAAAAACCAATCACGATAGGTCTCCTACGTGTGTTCCATAGACAGTGCCGTTGACCCGCCAGATCATCACGACTGTGTAGCCAGTGGTTGCCAAGGTTGGAGCAGTGCCACCAATCCATTGATTAACCATCGTCCACGTAATCGTGTAGGCAGTGCCATCATCAATGTGAACGATTGCAGTCTCACCATCAGCCAGACTGCTTGTTGGGGTACTGTTACCTGTGAGCGTCCAGTATTGAACCACGCCAGTGATGGCGGGTGTTGTACCTGTCAAAGACACCTGATCCTCTTGGGCCGCACCAGAGATAACCGGCGTGGTGAGGGTCTTGTTTGTGAGTGTCTCTGTACCAGCGAGTGTTGCCGCTGGGACGTGGAGACTAGATAGTGTAGCCATTATTCAAACTCCATTACGAATACAACGCCGGGTTTACCAGCACCTCCGTCGATATTGTTACCTTTACCGCCGCCGCCACCGGAGCCGTAGGCTTTACCAGCGCCACCGGTAACATCAGTTGCTGTACTAGCGTAACCACCAGCACCGCCGCCACCCCAGAAGGATGCGCCGCCAATGCCACCAGAGCCACCAAACGAGGGGATAGAGCTATCTGAGTTACCAACGCTACCGCCAGTACCGTCCCCACCATTTAGGCTTAGGGCAGCGCCAGTTGTAGTCGATGAACCAGAACCACCAGCACCGCCAGCTAGGCCTGAACTGTTACTACCAGCACTCCCACCACTTGCCGTAACATTGGTGTTGGTGCCATCGGCCCATGTAGATGTCTGGCCCTGTGATCCAACTGTAATCGTAGATGTTGTTGGGGTAGTTACATCAAGCATCTGAATTGCCGTAGCGCCAGCGCCACCGCCGCCACCGCCACCATTAGTAGCGCCACTAGAACCACCACCCTCGTGACCACCACCCGTTACGAAGACGAGTACCTTGGTTATGCCAGCAGGTTTAGTCCAAGTGCCACTTGAAGTGAACGCTTGGATGCTCTTGAAACCGCCACCACCACCACCGGCAAGTGCCAGAAGGTTGGTTACAGTGTCAGTCCGCAGGTTGTCAGCATCACTGGCATCTTGTAGCAGCACTTTATCGGTGCCAACCACAGTTGTCGTGGTGATGGTTGCGCCATCCAGAGCCGCCTTAACAGACGTCTCGGTAGCACCTTCGAATGTACCGGAGTTAGAAGCAGACATACTTGTACGCCAGCTACCATCAAGGTACGAGAGTTCAACCCGTGCGTTGTCAATGTCACACACAAGGTCTTCAGCCGCACCTTCAATAGTTTCACCATTACGTGCAACGGTCAGGTTTTTGGTTGCCCATGAGCCATCAGCATCCCGGATGGTAACAATGTCACCTTCAGTCGGAGTGATGGGTAGCGTGATCGTGAAGGCTGCACCAGAAGTGTCAGCAGACAGTAGATCACCAGCAACGGCGGTATAGGTAGTCGTCTTGCGAGTGTATTCACCAGCTCCACCACCTCCCCCACCAGAACCATTAGACGCAGCAGTGATCCTGCCTTGTGCATCCACAGTAATGTCTGTGGCTGTGTATGAGCCGGGAGTGACGGCTGTGTCTGCCAGTTTTGCAGCAGTAACCGCATTATCAGCAATAGTCAGCGTTGTGGAACCCGTTACGTCACCCGTGTGAGTGGCGTTGGATACCTTGGCTGTGTTAGCTGTGACAGCAGAGTTGTTTGCTACCTCTGTATCAAAGTCAGAGACATCAGCAGCAGTGTGCGTATGAGAGGCAGCAGCAATGCCAGCTTCAGCAAGGGTGTTGTTGATGAACGCCGTACCGTTCCACTTAAGGATCTCACCAGAAGCAATTGAGGTAATCGTAACATCAGACAGTGAGCCTGTGGCCTGACCAGTGATGTCTGTAAGATAACCCGCTGACGCATGATTACCCCAACCAAAAGCTGTGACCAACAAACTAGCGCCTTCGACGGTGAACGAAGCGGTCGTGCCATCAAGAATACCAGAATGCGCCTGTACATCCGTACCAATAGTCAAACCCATATTCGAACGTGCTGTGGTGTAGTTAGCTAGTCCAGAGAGGTTCTCAGACTTTAGCATATCACCGGAGCCAGCGCCGGCCGGGCCTTCCGCGCCTACCTTTGCAACGAGTTCCCACCAAGTGTTAGTCTCAGTCGGCAGGGTTGGAGGAGCGTTGCCTGTGGTTGCAGCTACACATATCCATGAACTGCTCTGGTCAGACACGGCATCCTGTACAGCGTATGTAGTAACGCCACTATAAGCGCCTTGCCAGTTCAATGAGATACCGTCTGCACCATCAGCACCAGCAGCACCAGTTGCACCAGTTGCACCCGTCTGCAGAGTGAAGTCGAATACTGCAGCAGAGGATGTGCCAGAATTGACAACAGCAGCTGCCCCGGCACTAACTGTACCTACAGCTACCGTAGCTGCTGAACCATCAGCACCGTCAGCACCAGCAGGGCCAGTTGCACCAGTGGCTCCGGTTGCACCAGTAGCACCTGCATCACCTTGAGCACCTGTGGCTCCAGTAGCGCCTGTGTAACCTTTGGAGGCTAGGATGTCCCAGTATGTGCCTTCAACTGCACCTGTGCCGGGTTCATCGTCTAACGCTCCAGAGGTGTGCGCGGTAGCACAAATGTAGCTTGTGCCGTTGTTGGTAACGATATCGTTTAAGGAGTATGCCGTAGCAGTAACCCATGCTCCTTGGTACGTAGATGCACCTAGGGCGTTGTTCTCAGATACGAGAGCAGCAGCTGCACTGGCAGCCGCATTGGTCTCAGAAGTACCTGCGTTTGTTTCACTTGTGCCAGCATTAGTCTCAGAGGTAGCAGCATTAGCCTCAGAGGTAGAAGCATTAGTCTCAGAGGTAGCAGCGTTGTTTTCAGATACAAGGGCAGCAGCAGCTGAAGCAGCGGCAGCGGCAGCCTGTGTGGTCATATCAATGCCACCAACAGTAACGCTTGAGAAAGCAGCTGTGCCACCGTTAATGATGTTGTTGCTGTTCAGATCGAAGTCAGCTCCCATTGCATTTGGAGTTGACCCGTCGAGAGACAAAGTGTTCTCGAGTGCAGTGTTAAGATTAGCGAAGTTTGAATTGTAGGCAGCAGCAGACGCGAAGCCAGCTACAATAGTCGTAAGCGTTGCTGTTTTAGCCATTAGTTTATCAGACCTTCTTCTTTCAGACGCTCAAGGTCGGAGTCAAACCCTTCTTTCACAAAGGCCTCTTCAGCACGGGTGGCTTGTTCAGCTCTCTCCTTGCGTCCGTCCTTAGTGGTAGGTTTGGCCTTCCAAGGTTCGTCTACAAGCCACTTCTGGGCTTGGAATGTTGCGTTGCCCTCTTTGACACTATGGATGACTGTCTTGAACGCTAGGGACTTCCGTTTGATGTCAGCCTCTTCTCTAGCCTTCTGCACAGCTGCAATGATGGGCTTATTAGCCGATCGTACCTTCAACCATACTTCCCATGAGCCAAAGACCTCCATAGCGAACTCATATTCACTGGGGTCGTCTAGGGTGTACTCTACAAAGAGACGGCGGAGGGACAGCAGTTTCCTGCCGTCCTTAGTTGTCCAGTCAGCCTCTTTGAGGGTCATGACTGCTTCAGAGTCATCGTCGTAGGAGGTCTCTAGGAACAGTGACTTCGTACGGATGATGTTGTTAACACTGCGTAGTTGTGACTGTTCAAAGAGAGACATTAGCGTTGACCCGGTTTCTTGTTTTTACGGCGTGTGGAAAGAGCTTTCCCTGCAGCTTGTGCTGTGGATGCCTTACCTGATGTGATACGGCTACGTGGGTTCTTACGTGACTTGACCTTACGTGCTAGCTTAGCGTTCTCTGCGTGCGAAGGTGCTCCCCCCTGCTGAGCTGCAGGTCTGTTCCCAGCCTGACCAGCTGCTGGCCCGTAGCGTTTGTTACCTTTGTTCTGTTTAGCAAAGGACTCACGGAGAGTCATGCTGCTACTTTTAGGACTAGGTGCAGCACTCTTCTTACCATAAACATTATCAGGCTTCTTGGCCTGTGGACCACTCTTCTTACCGTAGACATTATCTGGCTTAGGTGAATGCTTCCGTTTAACTGGAGGAGCCAAGCCGCCACCTTCTTCAGGAGTAGTACGTGGGTAGTTCTTAGGTGCAGGGAACTTTGCAGTTGCCTTACTGGAGGGCGATCGTGGCTGAGTTGATGCCCCGGGTGCAGGTGCAGACTGAGTAGTCTTACCGGCCTTACGTGCCTTGTAGGCTTCACGGGCAGCATTGATCTTAGCAGCACGGTAATCCGACTGTGCACGGGATTCACCTTTTACAGTGTTAACTCCTGTGGGAGGGTTGGAGCTGTTGCTGTGTCTGTGCATCTGTGCCCCTGATGCTTTAGGGGATGTGATGTGTTTCTTTGCACGTTTGATGAAGTCTGAGATACTCTTAGCCATGATGGCCTCCTATTGTAGGGACAGCCCCCTATGTACACATAGGTGCACATACGTAGGACAGTTGTTAGATTTTAATGATATTAGAAAAGTTTCAACTGTAAGACAGCTGTTTAATTTCAATTATTTTAGAAAAGGTACAGCTGTTTAATTTTTAATGAATGAGGAAAGGTACAACTGTAAGACAGCTGTTGAAACTTGGGTAACTTGAGAGTACCTCTGTATACCTATATAACCGCATTAAAAAGGGCAATAGTAACCCCCTGTCACAAAATAAACACATTTGTTTTCATCTGTAGGGCGCTTTTGTTGTCAGGTGTGATATATTTGTCACAGGTCAGACGCTCAGCAGAGCTTCACTAGATGTCCATACAGGGGTCACAGGTCAGATATCGGTGCTCGAAAGTGTCCTTGGTCCTAGAACAGAGGACATGGGTATTCAAATGACCATATGGGGCTTCGTGGGTAGTCAAGGGCTCATGGACATAGGGAAGCCTAGGGAGCCAAACTTTTCTGAGATTTTCTTAAGGTGCATTGTACTACGCAGCAAAGGCCCGTGCCCCCCGGGGGACCCCTGTGACATTATTACCACACCACTGTGGCCAATGTGCAACACTACTATTCTAAGGGGACACATGCACATATTCGAATATAACGATATGCTTATGTTACCGTTTGGTTATATAACGAGATGCTTATGTTACCGTTTGGTTATATAACGATATGCTTATGTTACCGTTTGG